ATGGGACTCCCGAAAACCCCGCGAACCAGGAGGCAGGTTACAAATATGCCATCGAGGTGTGGGGTGATTATTTTAATGAATTACAAAACCAATGGAAACAACAGAACTCTGCGAAATAGCGCACAAATATCGCACCGATAAGTGTCCCCAGATATTTCATACTTATACTCCCGTGTATTACGAAATGTTTAAGGACAAGAAGGATTCATTCAAAAAGGTTTTAGAACTGGGTATCGGGTCTCCCGAAACCATGAAGCACACCACGGCTTATCAGTCGGGGGCATCGCTCAGGATGTGGAGAGATTTCTTTCCTAACGCCCAGATCTATGGGGTGGATATCATTCCTGAAACAATGTTCACCGAGGATAGGATAACGACAATTTTAGCCGACACCACCAAGAAAGAAGAGTTGGAGAATTTGATAAAGACGGTGGGATCTGACCTCGATGTGGTAATAGATGACGGACCCCACGCTACATATTTACAGATAAACACCGCAAGGACTCTGATGCCCCTTCTTGATAAGAAAGTCATCTATATCATTGAGGACGTCAAGGCTTGTAATAATATCAGAAAAAGTTTGCCTGAGTACGATGTCACTATTTTGAGACTGGAACCCGTGATGTTAAATGGAAGATTTTCAAGAGATAACAACCTAATCGTCGTGAAACATAAATGAAAAATCTGCTGACATTCATGAGCCCCGAACACAGGATGGACCACAACCATCGGAAGATGCTTGAGATCCAGATTGAAAACTCCCTGGATTACTGGAAACCGGAAGACATTTTGTTAGTGACTAACTTTCCTTACGAGTACAAAGGAATAAAAGCGGTTGAACTCCCCGACTTATTCAATAGCCAGTGGCCAGCCAACCCGAGAGCCATAATCAACAGCAAGGTAAACATTTTTATTTATATCATTGAAAATAAGATACTGACTGAACCAGCCTTTTATCACGATTTTGATTCTTTCCAGGTAGCTCCGATAGATCCAGCCGTTTTAAAAAAGGATATGGGACTGACTTGTTATGGAGTTTATCCTCCCTGGATTTTCCAGCACTGGGGGAAGAGCACTGGGAAATTGGCTAAACCGATGAAAGAAACCAAGTGGGGATATCCCAGAAGGATCAACTTCGGAAACGTCTTTTTTAAACCAGGGGTACTAGATATATTTAAAAAACTATTAGATAGAATGGACAGCAACGGACTGTATGAAGAGGACGCAATGTCCCTGATGCTGGATGAAAATGTGGACGGAATTGAAGACCGGGTTGAGATTATGGATGCTGGGTATAATATTGGAATCAGGTGCACCAAGATCAACGTCAACCTAGCCGAAAAACCGGTTAAGATGGCGCACTTTCCTCCTAATCAAAATAGGTGGTACCGGAAGATGTGGTTCCTTTTAAACGACAAGTTAAGAAAATTGATAGAGGAGCGGTTCAATGACAAGGGTGTCTTGATTACTGGTTGCAAAGGTTATATCGGTTCAAACCTAACTGACTTCTTGAAGCGCTGCGCCTTGAGGGTGGAAGGGATAACGGAAGATGTAACGGACAAGGAAGCACTCCGACCCTATTTTGAGAAAGCGGAGTTTGTCATCCATACCGCTGCCAAGTTAAAAGTAGAAAGCCGGGGAGATTATTTCCAAACGAACGTTACTGGAACTAAGAATGTGGCTGAACTATGTTTAGAATACGGTTGCAAGATGATCCATTTCGGGACAATTTCTAACCAAGAAGATTACGGAAAGAGCAAAAAAGAAGCCCAACAGGTGATTGAGGAGTATGCCAAGAAAGGACTTAAGGTTATCGTTTTGAAACTCTGTGAGATAACTGACACTCCCAAACCTAACTGCCGAACGATGGATGAATTAAAAGAAGATATTTTTAAGATACTGCGCTTTCACGATTTTAACACCTATCAAGTCGATGAAAAACGTTTTTCTATACCTAAATCCTAAGGGAATAAGCGAGAACGCTGACAAGCTGGTCAAGGTCCAGATAGAGAATATTTTGCTATTGGGCTGGGACCCGAAAGACATTATTTTCATCACTAATTTTCCCTACGAATTCATGGGGGTAAAGGCAACCGAGGTTCCGAGTGATTACTTTTTCTCTGACGATCCCGCCTCCACCAAGTGTTATACTCTCTCTAAGATGTTTGAGAAAAACCAGGTGTTTAATGACGAGGAACTGTACTGGGTCCACGACATCGACCATTTCCAACAGTTACCGTTTGATGAAGAAGAGATAGTTAGGGAGATGGGGGAGAGTGATTTTGCCCTTTGCAATTACGGAAGAAGAGTCAAACTGAACTGCGGTTCGATATTTTTCAGAAAATCAGCAGCCGATATTTATGCTAAGATAAGGGATATTATGGTTGACTGCCGCCAATGGAGCAAGCGCTGCGAGGAAGAACGGGCCCTCATGATCATGATGACTAACAACCGGAATTGGGCCTTCAGGTCTAGTATTGGGGCGGAAAACTCGTTCGCTCCTTATACCTTTGAGGATATGAGCCACCTTTCAAAGAGAGTCCACATTATGCCGATCACCTATAATTTTGCCGATTATAACATGACCTCTCTTTGGAAGATGTGCGGAGGAAATCCTAAGACGGCTCACTTTAATCCGTTTCCCGAACAAGCTAGCAGGAAAGGAAAAGACGTGATTGAATGGAAGCTCCCATTTTTCCTGGGGGAAAACAAGTTGAGGAGACCGCTAATAAATGAAAGGTTAATCAATTTATTTAAACAAAATGGAATTATTACCACGGGAGATGTCTCCTCAAGTGATCAATGACTTAAACGACTTGGTGCTACACCGGCACCGCCGGATTTGGAAGCCATTTATGGAGAAGTACGAAATTAAGAATGTCTGCGAGGTGGGAGTCTTTGCCTCCCAAAATTTTAAAAGATTTTTAGATGGCAACCCAGATGTGGCAGTCGGAGTGGACGCCTGGATTAATGACGGAAACCCAGGACACAACGATTCCAGTTTTACCCAGGAACAATTAGATGCTCAGTGTGAGTATTTTAAAAGCCTGATGCACCGTTATCCTTCAATCAGACTTTACCGGATGTACACTGACGAGGCGGCTCAGAACTTTCCTGACAATTATTTTGACCTGATTTATGTCGATGCTGACCACAGTTATGAAGGTTGTAAGAAAGATATGGAGGCTTGGTGGCCCAAAGTTAAACCGGGAAAGTTTTTCACCGGAGACGATTATTCCCACTCCCACGCTCCTGTCACGGGGATGAAGTTTGAGGTAATCAGGGCAGTTGATGAGTTTGCCGAGAAGTTAGGTCTTCCGGTCCATCGGCTCACCTCTCACGGATGGTGCATAATTAAGCCGGAATAATGAAGATACTAGACGCTCTCAAATTTAAAGGGAAACCATTTTGGATCCCGGGTGCCGGAAGGGATGAACTCCCAGAATTTTTCAAAGAGTTAGGTTTTAAAAGGGGAGCTGAGATCGGAGTGCAACGGGCAGCCAACTTAGTAAAATACTGCGAGGCGGGGTTTGAAATGTACGGAATCGACCCGTTTCCCGAGGGTAAAGAATATTATGAAGAGAAGGCGGTTGAAAGGACCAAAGATTATCCTAACTGTACTTTGATCAAAAAAACATCCATTGAAGCGGCGGAACAAATCCCCAAATACAGTCTTGATTTTGTCTATATCGACGGAAGCCATGAGTTCGGATATGTGGCGATGGATCTGCACCTTTGGGCTCACAGGGTGAGACGAGGGGGAATCATTGCCGGGCACGATTACTATTCAACTATAGGTAACAGGGGGTTGCGCCAGGTGGGAATGGTGGTGGATGCATTCGTAGAGGCTAACGACATTGAGAACTTCTACGTCGTCGGAACCAAAGACAGCCAAGAACACAGCCTCAGTTATTTTATGTTTAAGAATTGGGGAAAGAAATGAAGAATTTACTCATTTATATCAATCCCAGCCACGAATGGAGCGAAGAGAACAAGAAGTTGGTTAAACTCCAAATAGATAACAGTTTGAGCCTGGGTTGGAAAAGGAAAGATATTTTGCTGATTACTAACTTTCCCTATGATTACGATGAAGTAATTTCATTAGTTGCCCCCGATGAATTATTCTGTCCCTATTTTCCCCAAGCCAGTAAGATCAATACGATCCTTTGGATGTTTGAAAACAAACTAATTGGGGACGATACCTATTGGTTCCACGATATGGAAGCCTTCCAGAATTATCCGTTCAATTTTGAACTCACTAAGGACCTGGCGCTTACTGATTACGGTTATTGCGAGCGGTGGAATACCGGCAGTTTCTTTTTCAAAAAAGAAGCCAGAGACATTTTCCAACTGATTAAGAATGACAGCGACGCCCATCAGGACGGAGAAGAGTGGGCATTGGGAAGGCTTACCAAACAAAATATCGGAAACATAAACGACCAGTATGAAGTTTTAAATATTACTTACAACTTCCCGGGAAGTGTCAACGCTGTCAGAAATTTTGAAATGATATATAACAAGACAGATAAGCCAGTTTTAGTCCCCCATTTCCATCCCAATAACCGAAAGGGATTGTTCTATCGGGTGATGACGGGAGAGAATGTTCTAGGGGTCAATGTCTTATCAGACAGGTTAATAGGATTTTTTAATAAATATGGCTGGAAATAGATTAATAATTTACTACTCCGCCAACCAAGAGAAGCCCGAATTTGAACAGAAGATTATTGATAATTTAAAAAAGCAAGCCGGAGATATTCCCATCATCTCGGTTACCCAAAAACCGATAGACCTGGGAACCAATATCTGCATCGGACCCAAACCCGTCTGTTATTCCAACTCGTTCAAGCAACTCCTAATTGGGCTTAAAGAAGCCAAAACCGAGTTCTGTATTTCAGCCGAGTCTGACATCCTCTATCCCCCTGAGTACTTTACATTCACCCCACCCAGAAATGACAGGGTTTACCGCTACACCAATCTCTATGTTTATTTCGACGGGTATAACCGATTTTGGAAAAAAGCCTGGGTAGAAGGGGCGCAGATGTGCGGCCGGGAACATTGGATCAAGAGCATCGAGAATATCCTAGAAAATCCTGACAGTTGGGAACCAGAAGAGTTCAAATTCATTTTCAAGGAAAAAGACGAATATTCCTGGAGCGGAGAAAACCCGGTACTCTATTTTAAGACCAGGCAGGGCATCGGGTTCAAGACCGGGTTCAAACAGGGTTCAGTGGGAGAGATCCCCTACTGGGGAACCATAGAAGAAGTTAAATCTAATTATTTATAAAATTATGGAGAAAACAAAGGGGTGTATTTTCTACACAGATTTACGGCCAAAAAAGTTTATCCTGGATTATTGCCGGGAAACACTGAAGAAGAATTGTCCTTATCCGATAGTCTCAGTCTCGCTTAATCAGCCGATAGATCTTGGAGAAAATATATGTGTTACCGACCGGTTTAGGAGTTATCCGACTATGGTTTATCAACAGGTGCTGGCTCTCGAGAAGTTAGATACAGATTACGTCTTTTTTTTGGAACACGATGTTCTTTACCACCCAAGCCATTTTGAATTTACTCCTCCCAGAGATGATATTTATTATTATAACGTCAACAATTACCGCTGGTATGTGAAGGAAGATTTCGCCATCACTTATGACGGGCTCCATTCTCTCTCCCAAATGTGCTGTGACCGCAAACTAGCCCTTGACCATTTTAAAAGAAGGCTCGCCTGGATCGAAGAAACCGGAATGGACAAACAAAGGTCCAGGGAACCCAGGTTCGGAAGGGTGTGGGGATATGAACCGGGAACTAAGAAGAAAAGAAACGGAGGGTTCTCAGACGAAGATTTCGAAAGGTGGAAGAGTCCGATGCCCAATGTAGATTTGCGCCACCGCCATTGTTTCTCTAACCCCAAAACCCATAAGGAAGATTTCAAGCACGTTCCTGAAGACTTTACTGAAGTTCCGATAGATGACATCCCTTATTGGAATCTCCGTGAGTTATATGAAGATTGGTTTCCTAAATATCGAATCAACTAATATATGGACTTATCAATACTCATCCCCAGTAGGAATGAAATGTTTCTCAAGCAAACGATTGACAACATCCTAGAGAACATTGAGATGGACACCGAGATAATTGCCGTCTTAGATGGAGCCTGGGCAGATCCTCCGGTGCCTCAACACCCTAGGGTAAACATAATTTATGTTCCCGAGGCTATTGGGCAAAGAGCCGCTACTACCCTTGCTTTTAAACTCTCTAAAGGTAAGTACATCATGAAAGTTGACGCCCATTGCGCCTTTGACAAAGGGTTTGACCGAAAGATGATTGAGGGATTTAAGACAGTGGGAGATGATGTGACAATGGTCCCGATCATGCATAATCTCTGGGCCTTTGACTGGAAGTGTTATAAGTGCGGATCCCGCTGGTATCAGGGGACAACTCCCACCCAGTGTATGATCCAAGAAAGAGGACCAGTCCCAAATCCTAATTGCGATGGAAAAGTGTTTAGAAGAAAGATAACTTGGAAGAGGGAGGCGAAGCATGGCGAGTCAGCCCGCAAGAATTGGAAGAGCCGGATGAGTCCCGCCAGTAAGTCTTATTGTTTTGATTCGGAACCCCACTTTCAGTACTTCCGTGATTTCGAAAACAGACCCGCTTATCAAGAACAGCTTAAGACTGGGTTCACTGAAACAATGAGTCTTCAGGGAAGTTGCTGGATGCTGACCAGAGAAAAGTATGCCCAGTTTGCCGAAGGACGAGACGAGTTAGGCAGTTGGGGAAATGAAGGGATTGAAATGGCTTGTAAGACTTGGTTATCAGGAGGAAGGTGTTTAGTCAATCATAATACCTGGTATGCTCATCTCTTCAGGACTCAGGGGGGAGATTTTGGATTCCCTTATCCTCAGGGAGGAAAGCACGTTAGTCGCACTAAAAGAAGGGTTTGGGAACTATTTTTTAATAACAATTGGAAATATCAAGTCCGTCCGGTTTCCTGGTTACTGGAAAGATTTTGGCCAGTACCAGGATGGAAAGAAGAAGATTTGAAGAAATTGGGGGAGAAATAATTTAAATGGCACTCACTATCCAAAAAGTTAATATCGCCGGACAAAGATGGTATCTCTACAAGGACGGAGTAAAAACCGTTCTTTCTGAGTATCGTGATCCTCAAGCGGGAGAGGTTGTCTCAAAGGGGATTTATTTTGACACGCCTGACGGGAATCTCTCTGATGGGCAATACGCCGTCCAGGAAAACGGATATGTTTGGGCGAAAATCCCCAAGTATGCGGTTTTCAAAATGCCTCCTCAATATATTGATTTAGAAAACAACACTATAAGCGATGAGGGTATAACCTACTTTAAAACCTATTCAGTAAGAGAATGAGTATTTCACTCGGAGCAACACAAACCAACACAGGAAACGGGACAAACGATACCTCGACGACTATTGCCCATACCTGTGATTCCAATACCAAGTGTTTAGTCGTAACCGTAACGGGTTATGATTCTTCGGCGACTGATTTGGCGGTAGCTTCGGTTACTTATGGCGGGACAAACCTCACAAAAGCCAAAGAATACATTTCTTCTTCAGGTTATGGGTTGATTTCAATCTGGTATCTTTCACTTCCCACCACGGGAAGTTCTCTTAATATTGTCGCTACTTATGGAGGAACTTGCACCGATGTCCAGTTGACGGCGGTAAACTTGGTTTCTTCAACGGCGGTCACCATTATCAAGGATTCTGACGATGACGGGACGGGTTCAGGTTCGGCTTCGGCGGTCATCACCGCTCGGACTGGTTCTTATGCAGTCGGTGGAGGTGTGGCAGTCGGCGGAACGCCTGGTTCGCTATCAGTTTCTACTGGAACGGAAATTTCCGGTTCGGAAGTAGATATGGGTTCGCAATGCTCCAGTGTGGGAACCGCCGCTGAATCAGGCGGTTCAGCCACTATTACTTGGACTTATTCAGGAGTGACCTGTTATGCCGCCGCAGCGACTTTTTATGAACAATTTGCCCCGACTGTTGCTCTGGGAACTCCCGCAGACAATGCTTCAATCACCGACACCACCCCCGCTTTAACTTTTACCGGAACAGACTCAGAAGGAGATGAAGTGGAATATGAGGTACAGGTGGATACGGCGAGTACGTTTGATAGTGTCTCAGTCGGGTTTGATTTAAAATATATTGATTTTCTTTTATATAAAATAGCGTCTCCCACTGACAATTTATATGTTGATATTTGTTCCACCTCAATAGGTGGTAGTGTTCTTGGAACAAGTAATGCGGTAGCGGCAACGTCTGTTTCAGCAAGTCCTGGTGACTATATACGCTTTACATTTGCAACACCAGTTACCCTAAGTGCGGACACAAAATATTATTTAGTTTTAAGGCGATCTACTGCGGTTGATGATACAAATTTTTGCGTTTGTAATTATTCAGGTGCGAGTGCATATGGTGGGGGTGGAAGATATACCTCTTCAACAGGTTCGTGGTCGGCCGAATCAGGAACGAACGATTTGACATTTAAAATATTTGATACAAACACAACCCAAATACTATCCCAAACTCTAATAGATGGAGGTGGTGTCGCCATCAGGGGAGAAGATTCTACTGGTTCATATGAAAAAATTGGTCAATCCTTTACTGTTTCAATCACTTCTCCTCTCCTTGACGCCCTCTCCTCCACCGATGACCACGCTAACTGGTCAGGTACAGGCGACCCTCATCCTTGGCCTTCAGGAAATGAAATAACTTATACAGTTCCCGCAGGTTCTGCTCTTTCCGCTGGAACTTATTACTGGAGAGTAAGAGCTACCGACCCAACAGGCTCTAATACTTGGGGAGCTTGGAGTCCAGGAGATTCTACTTTAGGATATGACCATTTTCATTTGACGACGGGATCATCATCCCGTTCCCCGTCGGCTTCGCCTAGTGCCTCTCCATCCGCTTCTGAGTCAGCTTCGACTTCAGCCAGCCCCTCCATCAGTCCATCCGTCTCCCCCTCAATTTCTCCATCAGGTTCAATTTCCTTATCAATATCACCATCAGAATCACCTAGTTTATCTCCTTCGGCTTCAGTTTCCGCTAGTCCTTCCCTTTCGCCCTCTTTAAGTCCTTCCCTCTCACCCTCTGCCAGCCGGAGCGAATCTCCTTCCGCTTCTCCTTCTTCCTCTGAATCGGCGTCAGTTTCCGCTAGCCCCTCACTTTCACCCTCAATCTCACCATCCATCTCTCCTAGCGGTTCAATCTCGTTATCAATTTCCCACTCTGTTTCTCCGAGCACCAGTCCATCAGGGAGTGTTTCTGCATCTCCTTCATTGTCTCCGAGTGCGTCAATATCAGTCTCACCCTCGATAAGCGCGTCAGCATCACCGTCAATCAGTCCCTCAACATCTCCCTCAATTTCTCCGTCAGGAAGCGTGTCCCAAAGTATATCTCCATCCGTTTCAACTTCTGCGAGTCCGAGTATCTCACCCTCATTAAGTCCATCAGTTTCACGTTCAGAAAGCCCGTCAGTTTCTCCAAGTGCCTCTCGTTCGGCTTCTCCATCTGTTAGCCCTTCCGCTTCGATATCAGTCAGTCCGTCTGAATCCCCGAGCATCTCACCTTCGGGGTCTGTCTCACAATCTATCTCTCCATCTATCTCAACAAGTGTAAGTCCCTCAGCCTCTGATTCTGTTAGTCCCTCAGCGTCCCCCTCAGCCAGTGATTCAGCATCTCCCTCAGCTTCAACTTCTGCGAGTCCATCCGCCTCTCCCTCGGCTAGTGACAGTGAATCTCCTTCCACTTCTCCCTCGATTTCCCCCTCTGGTTCAGTTTCGGTTTCTGAATCTCCTTCTCAAAGTCCGTCAGAATCTCCTAGTACCAGTCCCTCAGTTTCTATATCAGAATCTCCTTCAATTTCTCCGTCAGCTGCTCCTAGTGGTCCATCAGAATCAGCTTCTCCATCTACGAGTCCATCAGGATCTATTTCTGTTTCTCCCTCAATTAGTCCATCCACATCTCCCAGTACCTCTCCATCCGTCTCAACATCGGTTAGTCCCTCAATCAGTCCCTCGATTTCACCCTCTGGAAGTATTAGTTCTTCACTTTCACCCTCGGCTTCTTCTTCTCGTTCTCCCTCCATTTCACCCTCTGCTAGCATTTCAGCCAGTCCGTCAGTCTCCACGTCTGCTTCACGTTCTGCCAGTCCATCAACCTCTCCTTCAATCAGCCCATCAACCAGTCCCAGCATCTCACCTTCTGGTAGTGTTTCCCAATCAATAAGTCCCTCTGTTTCATCTTCAGTTTCACCCTCATTATCTCCATCTATCAGTCCATCTTTATCTCCTTCGGTTTCAAAGTCTGCTAGTCCGTCGGAATCCCCCTCGGTTTCCCCGTCTGTTTCTCGATCCGCCAGCCCATCGGTGTCCCCATCCGTTTCCCCATCCCCATCTCCTCCTCAATCCAGCTGGTGGAATCCATCCTCCGTCACCGCGACCAAAGGAACAATTTCCACTGGCACATTGGCTGATGTTTACCTAGAAAGCGACGCCACTGAGTTAGTTTTAGATGAAGTTTTGGGAGTTTATTCCGACCCCTCTACGGGTGGTGGATTTACCCTGGACTTTGAGTTTGGCCAGTATCAAGATGTTCCCAGCTCCAATGTTGATTTATATGTCGAAGGTTGGTATGAAGGCAATCCTGCCCATAATGTTAAACTCCAGCAATGGAACTACACCCTTTCCCAGTGGGACAACGTTACTTCGGAAACCCAAGACTTTCCTTCACGCGCCAGTGAAACAACATACGAATTCTTTTTACTGGATTCCGCTGATTATATTTCCAGTGGGAATATAAAACTGCGGGTAATCCATACCTCGAACGGAAGCGCCGGTCATTACATGCACCTTGACAAGTTTTACCTTCAGGAAGGCGGGGCATCATCTTCCAGAAGCCCCAGTGCCTCTCCATCAGCTTCACCATCGGCGAGTTCCTCTGGCAGTCCATCGGCCAGCCCTTCGGTTTCACCTTCGTTGTCTCCGTCAATCTCCCCGTCTGGTTCGGTGTCGGTTTCCACATCTCCTTCAGTCAGTCCATCAGCTTCTCCATCGCTATCACCATCCATTTCACCATCTGCTTCGGTTTCAGTGTCACCTTCTACCAGCCCGAGTGCTTCTCCGTCCGTTTCTACTTCGGTTTCACCCAGTCTCTCTTCCTCTGTCAGTCCATCCGCCTCTCCATCAATATCTCCATCTGAAAGTGGAGCAGTCCCATCTGAATCAATCTCTCCCTCTGTCTCCCCCTCTCCCAGTGCTGGTTGGGAAAAATATACCCGAGGGGACTACGTTGCCCTGCCCGCCAGTGACACTGAACTTGAGACTGATTTTTCAGCCCAAGATTATTTAGATGTTGATTCTAACGACGATACTCGGGTTGACCAAACCGCAACCTCAGAATACGCTATTTTTCAATTCAAAGACTTCGCCGGATTATCCAATGACTGTATTTTAGAATGGGAAGGACAGACCAATATGCCTCCGGTTTTAAGTCCAGTTGTTTTACAAATATATAATCGAATAAGTTCGAGTTGGGAAACGGTCGATTCTGACAACTCCTCTCCGATTGACACTGACTTTACCCTCACCGCTTCGATTGCTGATCTCACGAATTACAAAGACGCGAGTAATGTCATTTCCTGCCGAGTTTATCAATTAGACATTTAAGATATGGCTTTAGCAATAGACGCAGTAAGTAGTAGTGGCGTAAAAAATGCGGTTGATCCATGGAGTTGGAGTCATACTTGTTCTGGCTCAGACAGAGTATTGGTGGTGGCAGTTTCTTATTATACGACTGCTTATAGTATTAGTTCGGTTAAATACTCTGGTGTTTCCATGACCAATATTGCTGGAGCGACAATTGCCAGCGGATATAATAAGGTTGCTTTTTATTACTTAGTTGCTCCCACTACTGGCGCTAATACCCTGACAGTTGATTTTTCTGGTTTTGGTTTGCAGCTTTGGGGTGAAGCGGGAGCCGTTTCTTTAACTGGGGCTGACCAATCTACCCAACCGGACGCTAATGCCGAAGAAACAGGATCATCTACTACTGGAAATACGTTTAATATTACTACCGCTACTGATGGAACAATAGTCATTGATGCGATAGAAAAATATGATTTTTGGGCAGAATCAATGGAAGAAAATGCAGCTCAGACACAGGTAATGGATTCAGTTTCAGACCACGGTTGTCACGGGATGAGTTATAAAAGTGCTGCTACGGCTGGTGCCCAGACGATGGAATGGACTTGGAGTGGAGCATTTGCTGATACTTATGTCCACGCTGGAATTTCAGTTAAGGCAGCTGCGGGCGCTTCCTCTTCAATCTCTCCCAGTACTAGCCCATCAGCCAGTTCTTCAGTCAGCCCCAGTACGTCCCCCTCGGTTAGTTCTTCCCAATCACCATCTGCCTCATCCAGTATTAGCCCTAGTATTTCTCCTTCGGGAAGTTTAAGTCTTAGCTTAAGCCCATCAGTTAGTCCATCGGGTTCCATTTCTCAGTCTGTCTCTTCCTCGGTGAGTCCATCCACTTCGATTTCAGCTTCGCCTTCCGCGAGCCCATCCATATCAAGTTCGGGTTCGCCTTCAGTTTCACCCTCCATTTCCCCGTCAGCCTCAACTAGTGCTTCTTCTTCGGCTTCACCCTCAGTTTCATCTTCAGCGAGCCAATCCATTTCCGTTTCTGTTTCTCCATCAGCTAGCTCATCTGTCTCCCGCTCGGCTTCAATTTCAACTAGTCCCTCCGCGAGTCCCTCGGTATCGCCATCGGAATCACCGTCCACCTCTGTTTCTCCCTCAATTTCCCCCTCTATTTCCCCGTCAACTTCAATAAGCGAAAGCCCCTCAACTAGTCCATCGGAAAGTCCCTCTGTCTCCCCTTCGGCCAGCGCCTCATTGTCGCCTTCGGTTTCTCCATCGGTCTCACCTAGTCCATCTCCACCAGATCAAACCACACTAAAGACTGATTATTGGAAGGTGACTTTTGGGGAAATTTCCAGCTTTAGCCCCTCTGTTTCCGCTTCTCTTTCTCCCTCTATTTCTCCCAGTATCAGTTCAAGTCTTAGTCCTAGCCTCAGCCCATCGATATCTTCTTCACTTTCTCCGTCTTTAAGCCCCAGCCTCAGCCCTTCAATCTCTTCATCTATTTCAACAAGTATCAGTCCTTCTGTCAGTCAATCTCTCAGCCCATCAATCAGCCCCTCCATCTCACCCTCGGGTTCGGTTTCAACTTCCATAAGTTCTTCAATTTCACCTTCGATATCCGGTTCTATTAGCCCCTCTGCCTCTCCCTCCCTCTCTCCCTCTGAGTCTCCTTCTTCCAGTATTTCCCAATCAATTTCAATTTCAGCCTCCCCTAGCGGTTCACCTAGTCCCTCTGAGTCAGTCAGCCCCTCTGTCAGTCCATCCCCCTCTCCCGGAGTTCCCCTTAAAATAAAAGTCAATGTCTTTCGAGTTAAAATCGTGGGAGATATTTATAAAATCCAACCCAAAGTCAACGTCGAGCGTTTGAATAATGTCCCAAAATGTGGTATAATAGGGAAAAAACCGACGGTTGGTATCGTTAATAAACTGAAAACCTTAATCAATATATTCAAATAACCAAAACTATGAGCATCATACGCGCTTACAACACAGAGTTGACGAAGGGGTCGGATTACTCGTCTTTAAGTTCAGCGGCAACTTCCGCCGATACCACTCTTAGTGTTTACAGCATCGCCAATTTCGATATCGACCAGGCTCTTCTGATTGGTGAATTCGGTCAAGAGGGCAGTGAGATTGTAGCCACCCATTCAGCTACTACTCCTACGGGCACTACAGTTACCTTGTCAGCTGCTATAACCAAGTCTCATCCTAAAGACACCAAGGTCTATATCATTCCGTATAACCAAGTGGCTTTTTACAGTGCTGCCACAGTTGATGGGGCGAAAACTACCCTGACAACTGTGACAATCGACGCGGAAAAGGAAGAGACCACTTATTCTGATACTGGAACGAGTGGGTATTACTTCGCCCGCTGGGTCAATTCACTCACCAGTACCTATGGGGATTACTCCGACCCGATTCCTTATTCTGGATTCAGTTCTAACACGGTCGGGTACATAATAAATCAATCTTTAGCCGAATTAAACAAGGTCCTTTCGGAAAAATTGACCTATGACATACTGATTTCCGAGGTCAATTCCTGCCTTCGATATGTCCGGGGTAAACTTAAAAGGTGGTCCAATGTCCAAGTCTATAACTATGAACTGGACGCCGCTTTAGTGGAAAATGATTACACCTGGACCCTTCCCACAGATTACTATGATAAGAACTCAAATCGTTCAATACTTCAGGTTTGGATGGAGGATAAGGATAATTTAACTTATGTTGACAAACAGGAGTTTGACGACCTCGACCGGGATGCCGACGCGGGAACACCGAAGTATTATACGGTTTATGACGGTTCGATTTACATCACCCCGAAGGTGGGTTCTGAATATGCCGGAGATTCTATTTATATGGATTACTATACAGATATAGTCGAAGTTAATTCTGATTCGGATGAGATTACTCTCGCTCGACATGACATGGTCAAGCATTGGTTGAAGTGGCAGATCAGAAACATTACTGAGAATAACGGACAAATGGACTTCAAAGACGGAGACTGGGTGATGTTCAACCAGATCTTAGCTGACGCGATCCGAAGAGAAAGTTCGGGTCAAAAGTACAAAATGATGCCCACCATCAACACAATCGATTATGGATATCGTAATCAATCTAATTTTGACACTGAATAAATATGGCTAAGATCAACCAACCAATCATTTTTCGGGACTGTTCTAGGGGTACCATCAGGACAGTTCAGAACTCAATTGCCCCTCAAAACTCAGTCAGGGAAGCGATTAACCTGGACACTGATAAGGAATTGGGCTCAGCGGTTTCCCGTTTGGGTACCACTATTATCGGGTCTCAAGCCATTGATGGGGCTCGCTGTTATGGTTTAGCTTACTTTAACGATTCGGTGGGAACCAACCATAAGCTGTTCGGAGTGTTTTCAGACAATTCAAACAACGATATTTATGATATGCTGACCGGAACTAAGTCCTTAGAAGATGACAACCCTAGTTTAAAGACTCGGTTTTGCACCTTTTTAGATTCAATGGTCAGGGTAAATGGGACAGACGCGGCTAAGAGTTATAACGGCAGTGCCTGGGTTACTACTGGAGGAGCTTTTGATGAAGACAATATGCCTCTTGGAAGCGTCGTGATTGAATGGAAAGACCGGGTTTATACTGCTGGCGTAGCTTCGGCTCCTGACATCCTTTACTATTCTTCAATTGCTGATCCTGATGCCAGGACGATTGTCTGGACAGCCGACGGGACAGAAAGCGGAGCGGGAGACATTGCAATAGAACAAGAAGACGGGGGTGGAGGAATCACTGCTCTTGAAAAAGTCCCGGGCTATCTTTTGATTTTCAAGGAACGGACGATGAAAAGATGGGATGGAGCTTCGACTTTCCCTGAAGACCTGATTAACGTTGGTACCCCTACTCAAGAAGCAGTTTGCCGGGGTCGAGGAATGGTATTCTTTGCCAACCAGCAGGGGATTTGGGTCACCAATGGTGGTTATCCTAAAAAGATTTCAAAACCTATCCAGGACTTATGGGATGAAATAACTGACTACACTGAGGTTTATACTTATTGCGACGAAGATTACGTCTATATCTATGTCGGAGATATCACCTTAGACGGGAATACTTATAACAATGTAATGTTTAAATATAACATCGACTCTCAGACTTTTGACATTTACTCTTACTATAACAACTTCAAGTTCTTGACCTGGTACATCAGTTCAAGTTTGAAGGTTCTAATCGGTGGGGATGACGACGGCCAAGCCCTGCAGATCGGGACAGGTTATACTGATTACCCCTCTATCCCCATCAGTTATACCTGGGAACCCCAAGAAATAGATCTGGGTTCTAGGGCCAGGCTCAAGGAAATTGATTCAGTATTTTCCTATACGGAGAATGTCAATTTGGGCCAACTGATGTACCGCTCCAATTCAAACCGGGATTTAGACTGGAGAAGCATCAGGAACATTACGAACGATATAGAAGAAATAGGAGATTTCAAAGTAAAGGGGAATGTCTTTAATTTCAAGATCACTGGGACGACCGATTCGGGACAAGTCAAGATTAAGGGAATTGAGTTCCCCAGTGAGAGCATTAACATCGTAGAAAATGTTAGAGAATGACGGATTCAATCGAACCTTAACCAAGGAGCCACTGTTCAATCCCGTTGAAGAGCTTTTCTCACCCTTCAAGACAACTCCTCACATAGCTAATGTTTTTCAGCAAGGAATCGGGCCAGCTTCAATCACTTCGGGAGGCCTTACGGGAAATCTAAATGTAGTCCACGGATATCTTAAGAGTGATAATTTCCAAACCGGAGTCAATGGCTGGAAGATAGATGGGGTAGGAAACGCTGAGTTCAATACAGCCACGATTCGTGGTTCAGTTTACGCCAGTTCAGGTCTCATCGGAGGTTGGGTGATTGACGATGACGGGCTTTATTACAACGGAAGCGGAACTCCGAACATCAGAACTTCAGCCACAGTCGCCGCGGGTTCCAATGGAGTCATTATTGATTCAGATGGCATCCGGGGTTACGATTCAGTCTTGGGAGAAGTTTTTAACTTACACTCAGACGGAAGCGCCCCCGAATTTTCTTTTGGAACCATCTCAGAATCAGTTTTTGAAATAAATACCAATGCAGTTTTAAGGACGGCTTCGACAGTAGGTGATGGAAGTGCCGATAGTGGAGGAGTTTTAATAAATAATTCAGGGATTTTCGCCTGTGAGGATAATCAAGATTTAGGAGATGCTAATGTTCGGATTTTAACTAATGGAAGTGCTTATTTTAAAGGAACGATCAACGCTTCAGAAATCCACTCAACAGCGATTTATGGAGGCACATTAGACGCTCCAGTGATTACCGGAGGTTTGATTCGGACAGCCTCTTCTGGTCAGAGAACAGAAATTAACTCCCAGGGAATTACACTCCTGGTTGGTACTACTGCGGCGACCTATGGAGATTCTGGTTATAAGTACGGGGATGATACGAGATCTTATGGCACTGGAGTTTTAGCTTATATCAATAGTTCCCTGAGAGCCGTTCCGATTTACATCCAGGCTGAACAAGATGTTGCCGATATCCACCTTCCTAACCGATCAGATGACCCCACCGGAGCAGCCGAAGTCGGAGATTTATGTGTCGTTGACGGAAGATTAAAAATATGCGTAGTAGCGGGAACTCCTGGCGGTTGGGATGTGGTGGGTGTCCAAACGGCAGTTTCATCTGTTTCAACTTCGATCAGTACCTCTGCCAGTCCGTCTGTCAGTTCCTCGGTTAGTCTTTCGGTTAGTCCTTCGGTTAGTGAATCTGTAAGTCCCAGTGTTTCACCCTCACCATCTTAAATAATTTTTAAATTTAAAATAATATTATGGCATTTCCAACTACCCTAGATTCTATTGCAGATGTGACTGATGGAGTAGATTACCCAGAGGCAACCCATATCAATACCTTGAATGACGCCGTTGAGGCGATTGAGGAAAAGATCGGGATTGACAGTTCAGCAGTTTCGACGTCATTAGATTACAAGATTAAAAACACTACTGGGGGTCACGACCATGACGGCTCTGATTCTAAAAAAGTTTTAACTACTAATTTAGATGTGACCGGACTGACTGTCTCTGAGTTAGTGAGAACTAATTCGGCAGGAACCGCGTTGGAAAGTTCAGGAAAGACTGTTCCTACCGGAGATATTGTAGGAACCTCTGACTCGCAGACCCTCACCACCAAGACTCTCACCTCTCCAGTAATCAATACCGGTGTTTCAGGTACTGCCTTCTTAGATGAAGACAATATGGCTTCCAATTCAGCAACGAAATTTTGTTCCCAGCAATCTATCAAGGCTTATGTCGATGCAGCCACCACCACTGCTAGTTCTGCTTGGCCTGTCGGTTCAGTCTATATAAATGCCCTAGTTTCAACTAATCCTGCTACTCTCCTTGGATTTGGTACTTGGACGGCTATTGGAGCAGGCAAAATGATAGTGGGATATAACGCATCTGATACTGATTTTGATTCAATTTCTGACACTGGCGGTTCAAAAACAGCCACCATTGCTGAAGCCAACCTACCTTCCCACTCACATACTTATTCGGGAACTTCAAGTGGACAATCAGCCACTCACAATCACACTTCAACAACTTATAATGATACCGATGACGGAACTGGAATAAGAGGAGCACAGGCAGCTGGAGCAATTGGAACCTGGACATCTGGAAACGCCAGCGCCGACCACACTCACACTTACTCTGGAACTTCAAGCGCCGTCGGAAGTGGCACCGCTCTTTCTGTAATGAACCCTTATATCGTGTGTTATTTATGGAAACGAACCGCTTAATTTATAATTTTAAATAAATGGGAAATACAGCAACACAAAACGCTGAAATACAAAAGATTTTAGCAGCCGGGGTTCCCCAGAGCTACATTGATGCTCACCCCGAACTTAGAAAGGGAGACTGGATTGATCCTCAGGATACCCAGAGATTCATCGATTCTTGGAACGCCAGCCCTGAAAAAACGCAAGCTGAAGAGGCTCAAAAAACCTCAGCTCTTCAAACCAGGATCGATGCTTTGCCTGATTCCTTGAAAAACGATCCATCTTTTCAGGCGCTTCCGGCTGATATGAAAGAAATCGCCATCTATAACTACGAGATTCAGAAGGCGAATGACCAGGACAAGGCCAACAAATTGGCAATAGCCTTGGAAACAGCCACCGAACAAGCTGATCCTTATTGGAAGAACATTATCCGAATCGCCCAAGACGAAGTGCTTAGGGGGGTGGAGTCAGCCAATGGAGACTATACTTCGGCGATGGAAAGGCAACAGAGAAGGATTCTGGAACTCAACCAGGACCTTGAACGGAACAAGGACTATCTGAGCCTTGACCAACAGGCTGAGTTGGGGAAACTTTCGGCTGACCTTCAGGATAAGCAGGAGACTTATCAGAGAAATGTTGAATATTTGGGGGCGGAAAAGGCGGCCCAACTTCAAGGTGCGGAACTGGATTATCAGAAATCGATAGATGACATCAATCGGAATATGGACTTTAGCACCGAGGAAAAAAACGCTGCTCTTAAGAAATTAGACCAGCAGTTCAAGATTCAAAAGGATAACATTACCCAAGGGGCGGCCGAAGCAGGCCTCACCTTTTCAACCAAAAGAAAGATTGCCGAGAACCGCTTAAAAGAATCCAATGAGGGTTTAGTTGAATCGACTAACCGGATGTATAATAAGACTATGGCCGACCTTCAATCCAACCTAGAATATACTGGTTCACAATATGGGCAACAGACCGGAAACATTGAAAGACAATTTGGGCTCAAACTAGCTGAAGAGGGTGCCTATATGGACACCGCCACCCGGCAGATGCAAGAAGCTCGAGATAAGTTACAGAGAGACTACGCCAAGCAGATTGCCGACCTTGAAATTGAGGCTGGACGGGGTAATACCGAAGCTCAGGCTCAGATGGCCGACCTTCAACGGAAACTCAATGAAAGCGTCACTGCCACTGGAAGAGCTGGGGAGGCTTATCTGGGAACTGAAAATATGCCTCAGCTCGAAGGTTATGCTCCTCTGGGAGGCGTGACCGGACAGGTTTACGAAGATCAAGTGAAGGACATTGAGGCCAGAAAACAGGCTATCTATGGAGAACTTAACCAATCATCATTAAATATCTAAATTTATGGACATCCTACAAAACACACTGAGCGGAGTGACCTCTGCCCCACCGACCCCGACCGGACTGATGGTTCCTGATTCGACAGGAAATGCCCAGCAAGACATCCAGAGATTAGCCTCGGCCCAACAGCAACCGAGCACCTTAATGAACTTTCAAAAGGTGATGCAGACCTTCTCTCGCCAAGCCTATAACGAACGCCAGAGTTCTGAAATGAAGCAACTGGGGACCCAATTCGACCCGAGCAAGGTTTCGGGGGGGACTTTCGCGGCTATTCTAGGTAACCTAGAGGCTAATCGGGGAGCTGATATTTCAAAGACTTATGCTTCCACTATGAACACCTATCAGACAATTCAGCAGGAAATTACTCGAAGACTAGAGACCCTGAAAGAGGCTGAGGAAGACAAGAGAAGGTGGGAGGCAGAACTTAAGTTGAGAAAGAAAGAACTTAAAAGACTTGAAAAACAAGATAAAGAAGCGGCCAAGATTGCCAAAGCTAAACTCAAGATGGACCAGGAAGCTCACGCCATGAGCATGGCTAAGGCTCTTAAGTCTGGGTCTTCCTCGAGCAATGATTATTACAGCAACCTGCTTAATGGATTCAAACAAATTACCATTGGTAATGACAACTATATGGACCCTAATGAGTTTAACGCTTGGTATCGGGACGCGCTTAGCAATGCTACGGCTTCCAAGGATCTTCAGTCGCTGAGCACTCTTGTCACCAGGGCTAAGTCTTTATTTAACCCAAGCGATAGCGGTTATTATGGGACAGGCGAGGATACTTCGGGTAGCGGTTGGGGGGATTAAAACATTACTTTTTTAATATATGGCATACACCGGATGGGGTGGTAAACCCAACGAAAAACCTTCGGGGGCTGGGCTCGGATACCGAGGCTGGGGAGTTACCTATGGAGAAGATGAGGTAACCAGGATCCTAGAAGAACGAAAAAAGAAAGAAGAAGAGCGGAAACTTCAGGAAAAACAGCTTGAAGAACAGAGAAAAGCCCTGGATGAGCAGGCCAAGTTGAATGAAATGACCAATGTGGTGGTGGAAGAAAAGAAAAAAAGCGCCTTTGAAAAATTGAAGGGGGCTGTTTCTGGCGTCCCCAGAAAAGTGGGAGACTTTTTATTAGAAAATCCAGACCCATTCAAATATACCAAAGATAAACTTTTCACCGATAAGAAGGAAAAGCAGATGGTCTTTCGGCAAGGACAAGGGGTGGAAGGGGTGGATCAGTCTCAGTTCCCCGAACAAACATTTCAGGAAACCACCAAGCCATCTCCTTTTAAAAAAGCGCAAAGAACGGTAGAGGACTTCTTGACCGGGGCAACCGATGAAGATAGGGCCAAGCAGTATGACCCCGAATCAACGAGCAAGTCGGTTCTTCTTAATAAATTAGCCAAGGGAGAAATAAAGGAAGATGAGTATCTAGCCAGAAAGGCTGAGTTAGAGGCTAAAAGAAGGGATTATTTGGAAAAAACATTCGGGACAACTCCCGAACAAGTCCAAAAGGAAACGGGAGAAAAGTTTTTTTCCTCCGCTATTGGAATGATGGACGCTCCGGTGAGCGGGGCAGCCGGGGTGGTTAAAAATATAGTCAAGGGAAAAGCTAAAACAGTAGCTTCCGGAGCGGTTAAAAATAAAGTAGTTAAGATATTGGACGAGGTTTTGATGTCAGATGAAGGTGCCAAGGTTTATCAGGAACTAGACACGGCGATGCCGGGACAAAGGATTCCTATCAAGACTGGTGGGGTGAATGAACCGATCGATACCGTTGGGATGATCGGACAAAAGTCATCCTTCCCCCAGTGGATTTCACCCGAACTTCGAAGTACAAAGCTGGTGAATGAAGTCAAGGAAGCGATGATCCAAGACACCCTGCCCAAGAGCAAACCCGGGCAGAGGCTTTATAATGAAGTGGCTGATGAACTGTATAAGCGGACGGGAACAACTCCCCCAGTAGCACCTAAACCTAAACCCAAACCTCCTCTACAAGAAGGAGGGAAGATGAGTGAATTTGTTGGTTTTGACCACACAACTACTGGAAATAAATTATGGAATAATCTTATTAAAAAAGGAGAAGCAACTGTTATCAAACTTTCACCAGATGATTTTCTAAACATTAGACCACCACTTTCAGAGGGAATGAAAAAAGTAGGGTTTAAAGATATAGACCCTAAAACAGACAAGAGGGTTCAGTTTTTTGTTAAGAAGCTACAAAATGGAGAAAAACTAGATACTCTCTTGATAGATAACAAGAATGATTGGTATGACGGAATACATAGGGCTTTGGCTGCTAAAGAAGTTGGTATTAAAGAAATTCCAGTTGCGGTTACTGACCCAAGTGCTTTTGCTAAATCCAAACTCTCCCAACCCCAAGGAATAACTCCTAAAAAGAGTGTCCCGACCCCAAAGCCAAAAGCCAAAGTGCCGCCCCCAGAAGGAACAAAAGCACCGGCTTTAGATATTTCCAAAAAGACTGAATCATATACTCCAACTAATATCAAAGAAAACCCGAAAAGTCAAGTAAAGGTGAGAGGACGGATCAGTAAGTTTTTTACTGGAGGGGAAAGGATTTTGCGTGAAAGCGGAACGGGAGGAAAGCAAATGGCAGAGGTGATGGAGAAACAAAGGAAAGCTGACGATCTTCTTCGGGGGAAATGGTTCAATCACATTGATAATGCGACCAAAAAACTTTCAAAAGAAGAGCTGGATAACTTAGACGCGTCGCTTCGGGGCGAGGCCAACCCGATGAATTCCAATGTGGCTGGTGCATACAAGAGCCTCAGAAATTGGTATGACAGTATTGGGGTCAAGGCTCAGGATATGGGTCTAGAGATTAAGAATTCTAAGGGAGTGAGTGTTCCATTCAAACCCAGAGAGAACTACGCCCCCCAGATGCACGATTTCAATAAGTTGCAAAAAGGAAAGCACCGAGAAGCTGCCTTGGATCATTTGGTTGAAAGCGGACAAGCTCGAAACAAGGCTGAGGCCACTAAGATGTTAGACGACTTCATCAAACAGAATGCTGAACGGCGTTATGCAAACCTTGAACGAGCCCGAGAAATTGATTTGCCCGGATTTGAAAGAAACCCGATTACTTATTCTAAGAAATACGCCGCGGCCGCCTCCAAGAGATTTACCGAACTAGAACACTTTGGCAAGAAAGATGAAAAGATAGCTGGAATGATAAACCGGATAGTTGAAGAGGGTGGAGATTATAACCAAGCCCAGAAAATATTTGACTATACCGTTTATGGAGCCAAAAAGAATAAGATAGTCGATAAGATTACCCAATATAACTTAGCGACCCAGTTAGACCTCGCTGCCATTACCAACGCTACCCAGACGATCAACACGGCTGCCAAAGGAGGGTTGGTCAACACTGGAAAGGGAATTGTTAAGAGCTTCACCAAAAAGGGAAAGGAAGTCGCCGAACTAGCCGGAGTTTATGATGACTTTATCTATGCTAAAGAGGCTGGGGTAAGCCTCAATAAGTTGGTCCGGGCAGTAATGTGGCCCTTCCAGAAGGTAGAGAATTTTAACCGCCGAGTAGCAGCCAACGTCGGTCAGATCAGGGCCAAACAGCTCATCAATCGTGAGATGAATGACTTTACCATTAGGAAACTCAAGGAATTAGGAATCGACGCTAAGAATATAAAAAATGGCAGACTCTCAAAAGACGATATGCTCTCAGCTGCTTATGAAATGGCGAGGCAAACTCAATTTAAGGTTGACCCATTAGATGTTCCAGCGGCCTGGAAGACCCCGGGGGGGAAACTAGCAATGCAATTCCAATCCTTTGCTTTTATGCAGACTAAATTTATTCGAGACAGTATCTTGAAAGAAGCTAAAAGGGGGAACTTTATGCCCCTGGTCCGGTTTATCCCCCTAGCGATAGGAGCTTCTTTCGCCGCTAACTATGTCAGAAACTTGGTAACAGGAAGAGATCCTAAGGATGCTGCCAGGGATATGGATATCCGGGCTTGGGACAAATGGGGCAAGGCTTTCGGAGACTTCGCTACTAATAAGATTATTCAGGGGAAGTTTCTTTATGATACCTATAAAAGTGATTACAACACTCCTCTTAAGAAAGTAGGACGCACCATTTCTTCAGTCGCTGGTCCAACGGCCGGAAAGATAATGAACATGATTAACGCCCTTGAATCTATTCCAGGGAGCAAGCAGAAGAATGAGGAGATGAGAACCGCCATTGCTAAGGGGAAGGTTAAGCCCAAAGATCCATATCTTGAGGGGAAAAGAACCCTGGCGAGCGAGATCCCCTTTGCCGGTGAGTATATCAAGAATAAGTTTTTCTCCTATCCCAAGAGCACTAAGAGCCCGGAAGAGAAAGAAACGACCAAGAAAATGTATGGTTTTATGAAAGATTTGCGTGAGAATGAGAAACCCAGCAGTGAGTCGGAAAAGAAAAAGATCCAGGAGTACATCAATAATCTGCCTAATGACGATGAGCGCCAGAAACAAGCCTATATCCTTCGGGAAGAGGGCTTCGACCTCAAGGGTGTGGTTACTTCGGAAAACTCAATCAAGGCTAAAGAACTCTATTCCCAGTGGAAGGATTTATCTACTCTTGAGAGGAACAATAAGATTGCCGCTTGGAAAAAGACCATTGGAAAGGAACAAGGAACTAAGATTTTATCCAAGGTCATGGAGTATCGAAAGAACGACTTGGCTGTTGAGAATGGTTTGGAAACCGAAGACCCCTGGATGAACCTGAATGTTGCAGACCGGGCCAGTTATCTGGTTGATAAGACTAGGGGGATGAATAATCAGGATCGCCTTAACTTCTTGAACAAGATTGAAAAGCTCGAGTTGGTCACCCCTGCGGTCAAAGAAAAATACAAGGAACTCTGGAAAGAAAAGCCCAAAGAAACCAGCCAAGTAAATGGCGGGGTTAAGGTGGCTACTAAAAAAGATGACCGCCCGGGAATCCTTAAAGCTATCGCACCAGGAGCTGAAGCGGCTAGTGCTGAGTTTGAAATGCACCAAGAACTTAAGAAAAAGGTTAGTTTAAACCCCGTTCCCAAGATCAAGGAAGCTGTCGGTAGGGTTGTGGGTGGGGTAAAAACGGCCATTGATAAGTTTGTCGATAGGAATAATTTTGTGGTAAGGAGTGAGGATATAGAACCAACCCCAGCCAATGCCCAAGAGCCAGCACCTGAAGAACCGAAAACAATTGTTGACGAAAAGCCAGTAGAGACTGTCGGGGCATTAAAAGCCGAATCATTTGACCGGGAAAAATTTAAAAAAGCCACCGCTATAATTGAACAATCCGGGAAGACCTCTGGAGATTGGATGCAGTTTGAGGAAAGTACCCTGAATGACTTGAAAAAGAGATATGGATTGGACGAATCTATCACTAAGGAGCAGATGAATAATGATCCCGATGTTTATGACCAGGTGGTTGATAAATATAAGGAAAAATTGGAAAAAGAAAATGGACTTGTCCGGGATTATGACAAGATACTTTGGTTGTGGCGCCCCGGATGGTTTAAGAAATATGATGGTGATGTGAATAACATTCCTGATAGTGAAATAGTTTATGTTGACGGGCAAAAAATTCTATCCAGGAATTTGATGATTGGAAGAAAAAGAAAGCTCGATAAATTCTTAAGTGAAAATTCTTAATAAATCGTATGGAGAAAGAAATTGGTTACCGGTTCCACGAACCCGCTCCCAAGACCGTAAACTTTATGGAAAAGCAAATGGAATTCAATAAGAAGATTGAAATCTCTATGAATGACATGAAAAACGACATCCAGAATCTCTGTGAATCGATGAGAGAAAACAATGAACAGAACAAGGAACAGCACCAAGAGATTCTGAAACAGGTGAACCAGTTGCGCAAGTGGGCTCTCGGAGTCCTGGTAATATTCGCGATGACGGCAGTCTATTATATTTTTCAAGCCGTCGGTTTACCCAAACCTTAGTTCTTTTACAAAAGAAAGGAGGCACCAAGATGAAGATTTTGGAAGAAACTGGACTGACGGAAAAGCAGCTTAGGATGATTCTCAATGGGCGGAAACCTAAAATCAAAATCCTCAAACAGCAGATTACGGAAGATGAATTGCATTTCGGAGTAGTTTCCGACACCCACCTCTGCTCCACCCACGAAAAACTGAATGAGCTTCACACCATCTATGCCATCTTCCAAAAGGTCGGCATCAAGACGGTGTTCCATTCGGGAGATGTTTTGTCGGGCTGGAAGGTCTATAAGGGTCAAGAAAACGAGGTCAAGGTGTTTGGAGCGGACAACCAGGTGGGGTATGTGATTGACAACTACCCCAAAATTAAGGGAATCACCACTTACTTCATCACTGGGAATCACGATTTATCTTGGCTGGCACTCGCTGGTGTCGATGTGGGAGAACGGATTGCGGCGGCTCGGCCGGATATGAAATATCTCGGCCAGTATCAAGGTGACTTCATTTTAAATGGAGTAAAAATCCGTTTGTTTCACGGGGAGGGCGGAGGAAGTTATGCTTTAAGTTATAAATCTCAAAAGGTGGCGGAGCAAATCGCTTCGGGCGAAAAGCCTCAAGTTTTGCTCTGTGGCCACTGGCATACTTCTCTTTATTTCTTCTACCGGAACATCCACATCCTGCACTGCGGAGCGTTTGAAGGTCAATCTCTCTACCTCATTCGGAAGGGTCTTAATCCTTCCATCGGCGGCTGGGCGATTAAGATGCGGGCTTCTAAGAATAAGAGCCTCATCGCTTTTAATCCTGGCTGGATTCCGTTTTTCGGAAAGAAGGGGGGTTAAGATGTTCATCCTCGTCTGTGACAAATGCGCGTTAGTTTTCGGTTGTCGTCCCCATTACCACCACGAAGACAACCTGATGGTCCGGCTCTGCGAAACCTGCCCCGCTTCTGAATATTGCTCGGCTTATAAGCATAGTGTATTCGGACTGGAACTGGGAACAGAGCTGGACGGGGGCTTTTGCCCCGATTGTATTCGGGAAGGAGGCGGACTGTGAAAGGAATCTTCGCCATCATCGGACTCATCCTGGTCCAGGGTTCAACCCTATTCCAGGTGGTCAAGTTTGTGAGGAAGAAAAAAACCGCTGGAGTCAGCATCGCCTTTTGGTGGGCTGTCCTCTGCGGACTTTGCTTCTATCTCATTTACTCCCTGTTGATTGAGGACATTTTCTACACCATCTCAAACTCGGTGGGAATCTTTCTTTCCGCTATTTCAATTAGCCTGTATTACTACTACAAGCGGAAGGAAGAAAATCACTGGAAAGCGAGGCGACACCATGAAAGGAATGCTGAGCTTATTGTTGATTAGCTTGGTTGGCTGGATCGATTGTGCCAAGATGCCGAAAGCTAATTGGGACAACCTCCAGCCTAACGAAAAAAAAGCCATCTGCCAGTTTGTCGGAGACCAGTATTTTAAGGCCCACGACTGGTGTGGAAAAATTGATATGGAGGTGAAAACGAATGGAGAAGACATCATCTTCAGCGTCAAATGCATCGGAACCAAAGTTTAAAGGCTACTATGTCAACCTTTGTCTTTCCTGCATCACGGCTTGGATGAATGACCAAGGTTGGCCGAAAACACTCACCCCTCAAGAGGTGGCGGAGATGCTCGACAACGGAGCCACTTTCCGCCACCGCACCTGCTACTGGTGCAAGGAGGAAATCCGTGTTCCACCGCATACTGTCCACTCTGAAAAATAACAGAGTCGAGTTCAGGTACGGGACTGGGGCGGCTGATATGGGGACTTACTGCGAGAACACAATCACTATCAACCTGATAGCTTGTCTTCTGCCGACAGTCATCCATGAAATCATCCACCACCTGCATCCCGATTGGAGCGAGGACAAGGTGGTCATTCACGAAGATTCGCTCTACCAAAACCTCTCGTTCCGCCAAAAAAAACACCTCTTAACCTTATTCCTTTGGAGGATCGCCAATGGGAAAAAAACCCAGGCTCAGACGGCACCGGGGACGAAACTACCATCACCTAAAACCTCGAAGCCGGGGAGGGCGCGACACTAAGGACAACATGCTCCTCATCGATGTTGAGAAGCACGCCTATCTCCACTATATCTTTGGCAACCGAACCCTAGATGAAATCATCCGAGTCTTACAAAGGCTCCGCCAAATGAAAGGAGGGGGAAATGGTCAAGATCCAGTTCTGTGTCAAGTGCCACAAAGTGAAGAAAATCGGCAAGTGGGTCGCCATCGACGAAAAGATGGAAAAGCATCTCAGGACCAATTATGGGAAATGGGAAGCCACCATCGTAGTTTGCCCTAACTGCTCTCTCCTCGACGAGGGAGAAAAGGAGGACTAACCATGAGGGAGAAGCTGCCCATCTGTTTCCTGTGCGGAAGACAATTACGGATTCCCAGTGAAAGCATCTTCTTCCTGATCCACAAGTTCCTGGGGCTCCAAGTGTTTATTTGTGAACATTGTTCACCTAAAGTCCAACGATTGATGGGAGGGAATCAAAATGGCTGAAATGCTCTTTACCCAAGAAGAAAAGGCCCACCTCACCTGCAAACTGTGTGGCAAGCACTCTGTCCACTTCGTTTCGAGAATGCTTGAATACGACCGGGACGAGAAATGCGTCCGCCTGCTCTCGCTCTTCCTCTGCGACTCTTGCCGGACTCCGGTGACTGTTCGCCAGAAGATTGACGAAAAATGCGGAGGCAACTGCCAGTGCCAGTAAAATTAAACCGGGAGAAACACGAATCTGTGCTTCTCCCCATCCTAGAGATCACTAGATTAGTAGTCTCTAGTGTGAGTTTAATTTTTAAGCTATAATATGGTTACAAAAAGAGTTTTTAAGGATGCCGATAAGAAGTACACCAGGCATATCGGCAAACTAACAAAGAAGATCAAGAACCTGGACAAGAGCCGGACAGCTTGGATGATCCTGGCCGTCGGCTGCCTTATCAACTTAGTCTATCTGCTTTGTATGTGGTATTGCGATAGGCAGTTGATACCTTAATTTTATAAGACAAACACTATTCGTAAATTCATCGTGTTAATGGCGGCGATATTGATCGCCCTCATCTGTCTCTGTGTATTTACTATTAAATCAGTGGCGGGTTCCATCAAAAATATCCAGCCCCGCCAGTACCAAGAAGTTAAACCTAAGTGGGAAAAGTATGAAGCACCCCAAGAAGACTATTTGCGCCCAGTCACTAAAAAAGAGTTTGCTGAAGCCGGACTCGTTTCAGGCTACATCGATGGAAACAAGTACTTCTGTAAAATCAGGAACGACGAAGTTGTGTGGTGTTCCTACTGGGAGACTAACGGTTAAAAGATATCTAAGAAGAAAGAAAAGATGGAGTGCGTTTTTTTTCAAGATAACTAACGGTTCAGTGACTTTCGACGGCTTCCGCCACCTGAAAGACGCTCAAGCGTTCATAAAAAAATGGTTTTATTGAGCCAAAGAGATCCCCGCTGGTCTTTTAAGACTATCGGACAATCAACAAGTACCATCGGAGCTTATGGGTGTACCATCACCGGACTCTCAATGCTTTCTGATTGGTATGGCGGGTACAAAGACCCGGCTTGGATGGCCAAGAACCTTTCCTTTTTAGTGGACAAGGTTATTTGGAGTTCCGTCACCGCTAAGTTAAGTTTCAAATTCGTCTGGAGATTCTATGGCTATGACGAAGGGAGAATCCTTCCGGCACTAGCTGGAAAAACCACTTCCTGCCTTCTCCAGGTTCGGGGAAACCACTGGGTAGTGGGAATTAAAAAGGTCGGTTCGTATTACTGGATTGCCGATCCGTGGGACGGCAAAAGAAAATTTATTAACAAGAGCATAATTTCGGGTGGTGCAACATTCGATGCAAAATAATGAATGAGCAAATTAAAAATCGCCTCAAGAGCTTTGCCTGGCGATTAGGAGGGATGATAGTAATTGCCCTCATTGGGTTTATAATTGATAACGGAACAGCCCTCAACGTTCCAACCTGGCTTGTAGTTGTCCTGGGACTGGTGAGTGGTGAGGTGACAAAATATCTGAATAGTTAAAACTTAACAGCATGTAGATTTTAAATATAATCTAGCTGGTACAGGGCGAAAGCCCTGCAAAAAAGAGTTGACACTCCCCCCCTGTTTGTCAACTCTTTTTTAATACAGATTTTTCGCCTCTTCTTTATTCAAATAAGCGCTTTGTTTTATTGCTCCCATAAACTTTTCCAGGGCCTTGAGGTTATAAGTCAGTTCGATCTCCTTCTTTCCGTCGTCAGTTTGAGCGAATAACATATCTGCTTTCTTGTCTGAAATGTCCTTTTCATCCCCACTTTCCTTTATTTGAAGCCATTTTTCGGCTTTTTTGATCTTGATATCTTTCAGAATATCTGAATAATAACCGAATTCAGCGGCGCAATACAAATAGATCTTCGCCAGTTCGGCTGGCTGATTCATCGCATCGTGGACTTCTTTACTTAATTGAGTGAGGGTTTTCATTTATTTAATATTATTTAATAGATATCTTAATCCACCCTGTCTTGCTTGTTCATAAATAAAGCCTTTGTCATTTTTTTCTTCACGATATTTATTTTCCCTTTCGGCAGATTCACTTATAATAAAATTAACTTTCTCTCTTATCTCATTGATAACTTTGGTTCGTTCTTGTTTCTCACTTTTCTTCTTTTCAGAACGGATAAAAGAAAGCATTAAGGCTAATTTGTCTGCTGGATGTGAACCCCAAGGCTCATAATAAATCTCATCAAATTCTTTTTCCCAGGTGGGTTTGTATCCATCTTTTTGGGAATGATTACAAAGTGGGAAGTTTGTATCCATAGTTTTTTAGTTAATGAATTTACTAAAAGCTGGAGGCAATTGGTTTGCAACATATCCAACGGATATTAAGGTATATCTACCACCGTGACAATTACGATTACTTGGCAGTCAGGCTACCACGCCACTCCAGCTTTTAAAAAACTAACTCTCAACTACACTCGTATTTGCACCGCTCAAGGTTATGTGCCTTTTTGCGGTTGTGAACCCGATAATCAGTTTCACAAGGCGGCGTGCCGTTCGCCAGCTTCCAAGCATTGTCAAGCGGCTTGGCAAGTTTATTCGGCGGCCTCTAGGCAGTGGGTGCATTTTCAGACGGCGTTATTAGCTGGCCTAGCTACTCTTATCCGTCAGACCTTATACCCGCTTAGCCCGAGTGTAGTTGGGAATGAACTAACAATTTACTTGATAAGGCGGATTCCAAGGTTGTATTCCGGTTGTACTTGGTGAAACTGTCGGATGATTTGGTGATGGCGTGAATTGATCATACGGTGGCTGGTGGATGTAGATGTGGATTTCCACCACTTGTTTTTTTTCCTTTTTAACTTTAACTTTTTTAGGTTTCTTTTTCATATTGATTGTTTTATTAGAGGGGAGGTTAAATTGATTTAAAAATTTCGTAAAATAATTCTTCTGGTATTTTTCCCCTATCCCTTGCTCCATTTATCCCCTGTGTTCCAGTTTTTGATCCTCTGGGTGCAGATTCGTGGCACGGGCTTCCATTCTTACACATCAGTCTTGGTTTCCACTCCCTGCAATTAGTCCATATATCTGTCGGCTTCATCCTAGTATCTCCGTATTGGCAATAACTGACCGTGTGTTGTGTTCCTCCTTTCCCCCTAACCCATTCCTGAAACCAATCCATCTTTCGCAACATTCCTCTTGGATTTTCTATGAACCAGTAGTCAGGATCTAGGTGGTCTATAATATCCATTGTCCTTTTAACAAGTTCCATCGCCAATTTTGCGGATTCCGTCTTTGGCGTTCTATCTTTGTTCCAATTCTTTCCAATAGCCGCCACTGAAAATCCCTGACAAGGTGGTGAAGCCCACAAAACATCGCATATACCTTGCGGATTCTCCCAACTCATAATATCTGCCACTTCATCTGGAAATAATCCTGGGTCGTTATCTACTGTGTAAGTATCGTGTCCTAATTTTTTAGCTACCTTTGAAAATGATTTCGTTCCAGAGAACAATTCTATCGTGTTCATAACTATCTCAATGAATAAATAACAATCCCTATCCCCATAACAGCGACTGTGATTAGAACTAGGATTCTGATAAATGTTTCTGAGTTCATAAATTTATTCGTCTCCGTTTAAAAATATGCTGCAAGCCAGCAGGATCAATAGAATCAATCCCGGCAGGCCAAACATCAAGATTATTAAAAAGAGACAGCACATATTATTTTCTTAATAAAAATTACACAACTTACCAATTTGCTTTTTCAATAGATTGTATTCCGAGCTGTCAATCAGCTTTAGCACTACTTTTGGATAGTATTTTTTCATTCGTTTTAGTTTGGTTTTGCTCTTACTGTTCATGTGTCCTTTCACTTCGTGATATTCTATTGTTCCGTCCTTATTAAAAACCTTAAAATCCGGGGTATAACTTCTGGTTCCTAGTTTTATTTGCTCAAACATAAACGTATCTGGCTCGTATTCCCACTTAACTATCTCATTATGATCTATTAAAAAATCAAGATACAGGGCATAATTTGCCTCCCAACCGCTTCTAAAGTACATTGTGGTTCCATTTATGTCATAGTACCCCCTCTTAACATTTGGATAATGATTACAATTGGTATATCCGAGATTTTTTGGCATCTTTCCCTTATTGGTATTTGAAATCTGCATTCTCCTTTCTAGCGATAACGACTCTCGGGGTGCTCTAATTTTTTCTTGTACATCTGGTCTTTGCATCGCTAGCGCAGTTAATTTGGCTATCTTAGCTTTTAGCGCCGGGCTACCCTGAGGCAATATTCCCCTTTTACGCCTATGAAACAAATCCTTTGCCCTTGCATCCTTATGTTTACGTCTGGAATTTATACCACAATAGTTACTACAAAACCTCCGGGAATCCCACTGATGGGGGGATAATGTCCTGTTTCTTATATACTCCTTTCCACAAAATTCACAAATCTTTTTGGGTTGTATCTTATTATCAGCTCTTATCTTTTTATTTTTGGCATTGCAAGCATAACTGCAAAATTTAGAAAAAGCCCATTGAGTCTCAGAGTATTTATAGTTCTTTTCATATTCTTTCCCACAGGTTTTACAAATTCTTTTTTCCATTTTTCTTTTTTTTAGTCTTTTTTTTGTTGCTGGTAGATGATGAAGTCAATGTAGTAATCACATACGGTGTACCCGTTGACGTTAAGTGGTAGGCGAACGTGGGTATCAAACCCCTCAATCTCACCACTTCTTTTTCTAAGTTCGAGAGTCGCTCCGAAATCTGCTTCAAATTTTGAGTCATAGCTTTTATTGTTAAAGTTTACCTTCTTAGTGTTGAAATACTTAGTTTTTTGCGTCCACATCGAGTTTTATGTTAGCGGTGAGGGCCAGGAAGAATCCAAACAGGGCTAGTCCGAGTACTCCCCCGGACACATCTCCGTCTGAAAAGTTTAAAAAGCTCCCGAATATCCCAATTCCACAAATGAAATAGGATACGATCTTCATTGTCTTCATCTTGTTTTTAAAATTAAACGAATTAAGTTGAACACAGTAGCCCCAGTCCGGGGAAGGTGAGTGTGTCCTCCTGTGGAAGAGATGGTGAGAAAAATAAACAAAACTCCCATCTTTTAAAAGAACCTTCCCCGGGCCGGGACTACCGGTCATCCAACATTCCCAGGAAATAGGCGAGACTCTTATTTTTCTTCGAGTCCTCTATCTCCTGGATTTGTTTGAACTTTGAAATAATCTTCCAGCGCTCGTGCCGGAACGGAATCCAAAAGCAGTTTTTCCCGAAATACTGGGTCATTTCCTTCCCTAGCTCGCGGTACCAGGTCGAATCTTCCTTAACTGGCTGGAATTTTTTGAGGTAATCCCCACTTATCCTCTTCATAATTTAAAAAGGAACTTTGGATAAAATATCCTCATCTTCATCTACTTGCACCACCGGAATATCATCCTCAGGTGGTGGCTGGTTTCCGGGAAGCGTTGGCTCTCCGTACTCATCCAATTCCCAATTGATCCCCACCAAGTAGGCCACAATGACCTTTTTCCCCCCGATAGTGGTCCGCTGGAGTAGTACTTTAGCGGTCTTTCCCACCCAATCCTTGTCGTTGTTGCTCCTGAACTCGTCAATCAGGATGTTGATTGACTTTTGGTTGAGAGCCACATAGCGTTCCCCGTTCTTGGTCTTCACCTTGATCAGGGTCTGATCTTTGGCCGGGTCGAATCTACTCGGTTGTTTGACTGACTCGGTGAGGATCACCACTAAGTCGTTGGTTTCGATGTCCTTTCCCTTTTCAGCGAAAGGGGCGTCTAGTTTTTGGTACTCATTTTTGACGTGTAGCATCATAGTTTTGTTATTTAAATTAAAACTTGTCTCTTATCTTGGTACAATTCTATGGCCTCAACGGGAGTTTCTTTGGTCCGGTAGGCCGTGATGTACCCTTTCTTATTCTTTACTGCCTCAATCCCTTTTCCTTCTAACTCTCTCAGCCTCCGCTCGGCGTTTGAGATCTTATACCCGTTGTCCTTGGCTATCTGTTCGATCTCTTCCGTCGAGAGCCAGCTGGCTTGCTGTATCTTTTCGTACAGCGTCTTTTTTAATGAGCTCATTTTTTTTAGGCTTAGGTTTATTATTTTCTTCCTCCTTTTTTTTGAGGCTTAAACTTAAAGGGTACTCCACTTGTTTCGGACTCACTTTTCCACACTCGTTCTGCCAGATATCTTTAGCCCCCAGGAACAGTTTGAACTTATCTTCTACTTCAGTAAATTTATAGAGTCTTTTATTCCTTTTATACCCGAGCTGTAAAATAGCCAGTTTGGCATCTTTCACATCCTCTTTCATCTCAATCAGAGCTTGTTTATAGGCTGATAACTGCAATTCATACTCCGGCCACACGTTTTGCCCTGTTTTAAAGTCAATAATCCACGTTTCACCCTTGATTTTAGCGATACAATCCACTGTACCTGCGTAATTATACTCATTTGACTCCACAATGCGCTCAGAAGTCAAAATTTGAGGTTCTGTGGCCTTGTACCAGTCCACAAAACTCATTAAGCACTCATATTCCTCCACACTGAGCTCTTCTGCCTCTCCAGTGCTCTTATTGGTCAATTTATCCTCCATCTTGACCTCAGCTCCACCCACCAACAGTTCAATTCCCTTATGCACCTTGCTACCCTTGTCTCCGGCGCTCACCTTGAGGGCTTCAGCTTCATTCCACCCCTTGTCAGCCAGCCACTTGTAAAAAGCCACTCCCTTGGGGTAAAAGCTGGTGATCCAGGTGACTGAGGGCTTGTAGGTGAATTCGGGCAGCCCCAGCTCTTTGTTGATTGATTCGGTCAAATAAAAGCGCTCATCGGGAGTGGTCACCCGATAGACTTTGCGCTTTTCATCAACTACGATGATTTCCTTCTTCATTTATTTTTTATTATGCAATTTAAAACTATGGCCCCCAGGGGTGGTCGGGGTCATATGCCTTCGCACCCCTGGAAGCGGAAATTGCCCGTTGTGCCGGGATCAGACCAGTCGCAATCCTCGATTTAAAAAACCAGTCAGTCCTAATTCGGTTAGTTAGGCAATGTTAAATTCAATTTTTAAAACTCAGCTTGTAAAAGGGTTTCTGCCCCCGGATCTCCAGTTCCATTATCATTTTATCCAGTTTCCACACGTCCTTTGGCTTTCCCTCTTCTCTTAGTAAATTATCGTATTCTTGGGCCACCTTTTTCAGCTTTTGGGTGCTCCAGCGCCGGTGATCTGCACTTCGGTTGTCGTACTTTTTGAATCTTCTAATTACAAAATCTTTTTTTTTCATATTTTTAAGTTAGCTCATAACCATTTTTTTTGATTCCTCCCGCTCCATTCTTGGTCCGGGTGATCTTCCCTTCGGCTTCGAGCTTTTCCATTTTGCGATAAATTGTGTACTTGTTCACTTTGTAATACCCGGTTAAAAAACCGATGGACGGCAGTTGTTTATATTTGAGTTTAAACTCTAGGATGAATTGGTACATATCCCGTTCATCTACTTTGTTGACAAACACCATAATTTTTACCTTAAGATTTATTTAAAAAAAATTTGAATCCGCCTTGGTCTTTTATCCAATCCCAAGTTTATCTTATATCAAAATTTGTTAGTTGTCAAGTTTTTATACATCGGATCATATTTCCAACAAAAAAAGCAACCCGCCCGTGTAATACGTGTTGCCTTTTCGCTTTTTGGCTTTTAGTGTTTGCATTGGCACATATCGGATTCGCATTCTAAATGCTCGCCGTTTTTGCACCATTCGCAAATGTATTTGCCTTTTTGCTTAATAGCTTGCTCTAAATACGTCTTTTCGCCATTGGAGTAATTGATCACCAATATTTTTTTTCCGTCAAATGAGACCAAAAACCTGTTTTCATTCCCTTCGGTTAGCATTATTTCCAGGTAATCATTATCTCCCCGGCCGTCCTTTTTGCCCTTGCTGTCCGTTATTGTTGCATAGAGTTTCATAGAATTACCCTCCTTTCCCCGTTTTTGGTGAACGGATACTCGTTAGCCCTGATCGTTTCGTCAACCGCCTCGTTGCTCTCTTCATATTCGATGTACTTATATCCCGCTTTTTCCGCTTCTTTAGCAATTTTCCGCATTTCCTCCAGTACTTCCGGCTCTTCCGTTTCCTCCCCGTCTTCCGTTTCGTGATAAACGTCCATTGTCCGTTCGTGAACATAATGCCCCGATCGATTGACTTGGTACGTTTCCAATCCTTTCGTCAATTTAGCGGTGAAGCTAACTCCATCGCCTTGCGAATAAGTCAAGGAATATAAGACTTTCAAGTCATCCACCATATATCCGGCTTCTGTTAGCTTGTCGTAGATAAATTCATTCATAAACTCTTCTAAAAACGGATAGTCAATCCCTTCCCGATACCATTCTCTTGCTTTTTCTTTAGCCTCGTCGGATAACTCGTCGAAAGTATAAACCTCGATTGTTATTTTTTTCATTTTAACCCCTCCTCTCCAAAATAGAATTGCCTAGCATATTCCAGCATAATTTCCTCCATATCTCCGGCATTTGGATAATCAGTCCAGGGCGTTCCCCAGTCTTGATATTGGAGTCTAGCCGTTTCTGGCTCTCCATATTCGTCAAGCTCTCCAATCATTCGAACGGCTGGGCCACCAGTACACAACAAAATAAAATACTGGCGAATTATACCAACCTCTATAGGGTCTTCTTGGATTGTTTGCTGGATTGATTCTATTTCCTCATCATTCCCTTTTTTGTTAGCTTTTCGCAAGTTTTCAATATTCTCTTTAATGGAGTCATATTGATTTATTGCTTGCTGAAAAGCATAATCATTATTTTCCATATTTTTAAGGTACACGGCTACGGATCACGCCAGTTTAAAGTTTATTTTTTAGCGGTCCGCTTCAGGCTTGCTTCCCCTAGCAAGCCCCGAGCGAATAACTATATGTACATTTCCCCGTTAGCATAAAAGTCGCTAAAGTCCGGGTCTTCCCTTTCCAATTCGGCTTGGAATTGCCGGGCCTCGAATTCGGCAAACGCGCACCAATCGCACCGGCCGTCGGTCAAAACTTCTTTTTTACACTCCTGGCAAATGTCGCCAGCCTTATAATCATTTTTCATAAGTTTATTTTTTTATATTGTTTAAAATTTACTTTTTAGCCTCCCAGCTGATCGCCAGGTAATCGGCTACTGTTTTAACTTTGAGAATGGCGCATAATAACATCAAGCGTCCGAGTTCTCTTTTTAGTTCTGTTTTTGTCATAATATCACCTCGCTTCCTAGTTTATTTATCAAAAATGTCTATTTTTAGCGCCACCCGGTGGGCGGTCAATAATTGAGTTATTGGTTCAATTATCCGGGAATTTGTACTTTATACTATGTACTACAATCTATAATCTATTTTATTTCACTTTTATTTTATCATATTATAAAACAAAATAAAACTAGCTGATCCTGTTTAATTCTCGAATGTGGTCATTTTGCCGGGTGATCTCTTTATGGAGCTTGGACTTATAGTATTTGATGATCTGTATTTTTTTATTACGTTTTCGAGCTTTTTGGCCAGGCTTTGCCTTCCTTTTAGGCTTTTTAGCCAAAAAAGATCGTCGCTCGTGATCCTGACTAGCTTTGTATACTTTGTATTTTTCCAATAATTTTTCATTTGAAATTATCATATTATATAAGCCTTTTTTATTGATACAGTATACTAGTTAACTATTACCCCCTCTTGTTATTCTTCCCTTGAGCCTGAATGGTGTTTGCACTCTGGAGCATAACCTTCCAGAGTAGGCAACAATCAATCAATATTTAGGCTCTAGTGTAAGGATAATCTCATAATGAATGGGGTAATTGGCCATTATGAGCAAAAGAAGCTCTCAAAAAATCAAAACTTTAATTTTTCCGGAGCGTGTTTTGCAAAATAAAAAAAACATCTTCTATTGGCTGGCGACAAGATAGGTTCGCATAAAACCTTTCCGTGCTTGGCAATGCCTTGCACCACCAGCCAATATGAGATGTTTTAGTTTTATGCGATTCATCTTGTTATTTGACAATTATTATATTATCAATTACTATTGTAGCAGATCCATAAAATATGTCAAGCCTTGAGTTATCCACAGCCCCTAAAACCCTGAAATTTGCTTGACTCAAGCCAAAAATTGTGATATAATAGGGATAACAAAACGGTATGCAATTTTTATCTTTTTTAATTACAATTACGATTATTTTTTTAGTAGTTTATTTGTTCCTATTCGAAATTTCCCGCCTGGCTGATTAAAAGAAAAAAGATTATGCGCAATCCCAAGAATAAAAAACCGGCCCGGATTAAAAAAAAGCCGATCCAATATCCCAAGCGGAAGACAATCAATATGGGAATGGTAAAAAAGTGTACGAAATAATTATATAAAGGACGCCGGAAATTACGAAATAGGATCGAATCTATTCATTTTGCCCGCCTGTTTATTGGATTAAAAAATGGATTTTAGGTTTCCTAAAACATTACGGATATACAATAAATAAAAACACCATATCACCATATAGGGGAAATTATAAGGGGAAAAAGTGATGTTTTGGACGACTTTTGTATCAAAGTTTATGGATATTATACCTTATACAAGCCAAGAAAGAGCCAAACCTGGACGCCCCAAAGGAACGACGAAAGGCTCGAAATTTAACATCAAGGATCACTTTAAAAGAAAAGAGCTCCGGGAATTTATCAAAATGGCTAAAGACCAAGCTAGACGAGGCGATAAAGCGATGCTCAAGTTCCTTTTAGAGCAAGTTTTCGGCAAGCCCGTCCAATCTAACGCCCTAACCAATAAAGACGGTGAAGATATAGTCATCAATCAAGTCATATACAATGCCAATAAAGATACCATATCGCTTCGAGCCACGAACATATCAAGTACCATTGCTAACAGCCCTACAGAGCAGCAAGGCTAGGCGCTTTGTATGTATATGGCATAGACGTAGCGGCAAGGATAAAACAGTACTAAATGGAGTGATAAGTAAGATGATAGACCGGGTGGGGACATACTACTATTTCTTCCCAACGTTCAACCAGGGTCGAAAAATTCTGTGGAACGGCATCGACCGCGACGGATTTCGCTTCCTTGACCACTTCCCCCCTGAACTGATCAAGGGGGAGCCCAACATTACCGAGATGAAAATAGAGCTGAAGAATGGAAGTATCTTCCAGGTAGTGGGAGCAGATACCATAGATAACTTGGTGGGGACTAATCCGGTGGGGGTGGTATTCTCGGAATATTCACTCATGAAGGCTCAGGTCTGGGACTTCATCCGACCGATTTTAGCCGAAAATGGAGGCTTTGCCATTTTTGTTTATACCCCCCGGGGCATGAACGAAGGATGGAAGATCCTCCAGACTGCCAAGGAGGGGGGGGAGCAGTGGTGGTATCAGATTCTGACGGTGGAGGATACTGAAGCGATCCCTAGGGAAGTTTTGGAGCAGGAGCGCAGAGAAATGCCGATTGACCTTTTTGAACAGGAATACTATGTGAAGTTCATCGATGGAGCCAGTGCCGTATTTAAAAGGATCGATGAGAACACTTATGTGCCTAAGGGGGAGGAGGATAAGCTGGTCAGGGGAAAGAGGTATCAGATTGGGATCGACCTGGCTAAGTATCAAGATTTCACCGTGATAAGTGTGATAGATCTCCACACCTTCCATTTGGTAAAGCAGATTCATTTCAATAAGATTGATTGGAATGAGCAGAAAGAGATGATTGTGAAGGAAGTGAAGTATTGGAACCGGGCCCGGACTTTTATAGACTCGACGGGGATAGGGGACCCGATAATCGATGATTTAAAAAGGCAGATTTCAGTCGAACCTTTCCATTTTAACGAAACCAGTCGGACTCAGCTTTTAAATAACCTGCAAATCATGTTTGAGCAGGACAAGATTAAGATACCCGACGACCCTGAACTTAAGGATGAACTCCGCGGGATGCAATATGAACTAATCGGAAAGAAGGTCCGGATGCAGACCCCCGAGGGACTCCACGATGACAGGGTAATGAGTCTCGCTCTCGCCTGTTGGGGATTATCCGAAAGAGTCCCCATCAATAGCCTGAGAAAGATGGAAAAAGACTCAAGGAAAAAGGAAGTTGGAATCCGTTTAAAAATGACTAACTATTAAGAAGACAATGGTTAATATTCTCCGCACTGACACGATTAGACTCAAAGAGAAGCCCAAGAAATTGGTGGCCGATGCCTGGACGATTTATTTGTGGAGAAAAGGGGATAAGTATGAGGGGGCGAGCCCTGTCGTCACTACCGATGGGATCAAGGAAGTTTACTGCTTTGGCTGGGAGATCGAGAAGGTAGAGGGGGCCAAGCGGAATGAAGAGAAACATCAGGCCTGGAGAGCCAAGGTCAACGTCAAAAATCTTTTAAATAATACCCTGAACGTCATTAACTGGTACGGTAAAAAAGTGCTCGATTCTAAGGGGAATATCGATGTCAAAAGGTATCAGGCGGCGGAAGCCAACACCGCCCTTTTAGCAATTAAACAAGGGGTTGATATGGCCGATCTTTACCAGATCAAGAAATTCCCGGTGAAAGAAATTTCTTTCGAGGAGGCCAAGTCTTTCAAATTTACCAAGTAAAATATGGAAAATCTTTATAACCCGGGGGAAAAGGAAAAGCAAACTATACGTCGAGTTTATTCGGAGTACTCCAAGATGAAAGATCTTCGGGGCCAGAGATGGAAGTATTTCAACGACAGGACCCTTAAAGAATACATCGACGACTCCCAACTTCGACTCAATTGTTACGTCCCGACCAGGGAATCCCAGGGGAAGGAAACCTGGCAGGCAAACGTCTTCCACCCCGTCACTCGGAACAAATCGAAGGCGCTTCTTGCCTCCGTGGCTTTAGATGTGCCCAAAATCAGGATTGTGGCCCAAAACGACAAGCAAGAGAGAGACCGCAACCGTGCCGACGTCATTAAGAATTTAGTTAGGTTCAGTTACGACCAGGACAACAAGGAAGAACAGATCTTCTTTGAGGCTTGGGAGTGCCTCGAAAAGGGAACCATCGTCGTTTATGACGGCTATCTTAAGTCCAAAGAGACGAGAAAAGTAATTAAGAGTTATGACCCCATAACCGGAGAGGTGGAGACCGAAGAACAGGAGCTTGAAACCGAGAACCGCTGTGTCAGTTTCACCGTTCCTCTCTTAAACTTCTTCATCAAAGACTGGTCCATTTATGACATCCAGAAGCAACCGAGCTTGTGTTGGGTGGAACGGATGGGAGTCGATGAGTTCAACACTGAATTTGGAAAATATAAAAAATCTAAGTTCGTCAAAACCTCTACTCAACTGACCGATGAGAACGAGAACGACTCTTTCTTCAGGGAGTTCCAAACTATCTGGCAGGAACGGGATAAGGACGACGAACCGATTGAGATAGTGAGGTATTATAACAAGGGGAAGGACGAGTTCATGATTTTAGCTAACGGAGTCCTGCTTCACAACTCACCCCTCATCCTCGGGAAAAAGAAGAAATGGTATCCCTTCGCCAAGACTGTCTTTGAACCCTTTGCCTTTGACTTTTTCTACGGCAACTCTCTCCCCAACTCTCTGATGGGTGAGCAGGATGTCATCAACAGTTTATATAACATGGCTCTCGACAAGACCTATAAGTCGATGGCCCCCGCCCTCTTAATTGGAAATGTGAACAAGGATGACTTTGACTTAGAGGATCAGAACACTACCATCGATACTAAGATTTACGTGCAAGATATCGCTCAAGTGAGAGAAATGCCCATCAAGGGAGTTTCCTCTTCCGACTTCCAGATGCTCGAAATGATCAGCCGGGGGTTAGACCTAAGTTCAGTCGATGCCGCCCAGCAGGGAGTCCAGGGCAAGGGCGTGAGCGCGAGAGAAGTGGTGATTGCCAACGAGAACGCCAAGAAGCTTAAGGGTATCTTATATATGTTCCTCACCTCCCTTTGGATCCAGAAGATTAAGCTTAGGATCATGAACATTCTGGTTTACTACACCCAACCTAAAGTAGATTCAGCTATCGGAGAAAAGGGGGCCGAGTTCCAATCTTTCATGGTAGAAAATGCCGAACTCTCCCCGGTCAATGGGACCGAACCGAGAAAAGGGACCCTTGGAATCAAGATGGTCGAGTCTAATTCAGACCTTCCCACCTCCGACGAGCTCGATATTGAAGAAGAGTACCACAAGAAAAAGAGCGGAGAAGATTACGAATTCATTTCCATCACCTCAGATTACCTCGACGACTGGGTTTACGACGTCAAAGTGGTAAGCGAGTCCATTTACCAGCAGGAAAGTTCCATTACTCAGCTCAAACAAGAAGAAAAGTTAAGGGTAATGGCCACTTATTTCCCTCAGATTCTCATGGGTAACACCGAAAAGATGGCTAAAGACACGACAATCGCTTACGATGACGATCCCGACGATTACGATATCCTCCCCCCGCCCCCGCCAGAACCGATGCCCGTGGAACAAGCCGCCGG